AAAAAACAACTCGCCTTCCTTTTGTAGGAATTCGAGCTGCACGTAGTTCTCTGTTTTAGCTTCCTCTTTAATCAACAATTGATACGTTTCCGATGGCGAAGTCTCCATAAGACGGGAAGGTAAAGGATCCAACAACCTTGATAGGTATGTTGCATCCGGCCCACTCGCTCTCGTTGGTGACCAGCTGTCGGTTTTCGTATCTTTGTGTGCTGATGTTGTAAGGCAATTCTGCCCAGACGAGCGTCGTTTTCGACACTTTTCTGGAAGGTATTGTTCTTTCAAACTTAGTACGCGGTGACATATGTATATTACATTTGTTTTCATGCTGTTTAACGAGTCTCGTTGCGATGGATCGCATAGTGTGTGCCTAATGCTCTAGGAAGGATACCTTATGGTACCTAATAAGAGCCTAGATGATAGTATAACCATCATCGCGACACTACTATGTGACGTTCAGACGTTACACGGGAGTGTATTCAACACCAAAGCCCTTCGCTTAACTTCTATGAAGCTACGCAAAAGGGTTTATGCAGAAGGAATGGGTTTTCTTACGAAAACCCTGCCACGCCTGGGGAAAGCCTTTGATAAGGCAATCTCTGGACAACACAGTCTAAACGCTACCGAACTGGGATTTGAATCCCAACCGGGTAGTAAACTTCCGAGGTTTCTCGGTGAGTTCTTTAGTCGTGTGCTCCAACCAGACGGTGCTCTCCTTGAGCAACCGTGTACCGCATGTGTCGGCGTAATACGGGATGTTTTATACCTGTTTTACAAGTACGAACTCCCTTACACCGATGAGCAAGAACACCAAGTCGTCGAACGGTTTAAACAAACCGAAGTCGACCTGGCCACTACTGATAAACGTCTTCATTTTCTTGAAGACTCTATTCAGCTACGTAGCGGCTCGCGCGTCAGGGATCTTATACAAGATCCTCGGCTCACGAACGTTACTCGCAGAGCAAAACTCCTCCTTTGGGAGGTGTTTCGCTCTTTCAATCCGAAAGACATCCATCCTCGACACGGCCCCGGTGCAGTTGCTACAAAGCAAAAGCATTCGGGTAAGTATCTCTGGACGAACGTCTCGGCGAAGATCACTGACGTTTACCCTTTCGATGCGTATTTCTGCGCATCGCTAGGGCACGTTTGTGACCGTTACCAATCGTTTTCAACGATCGGTGACAAGGACCTTCCGGCTCGAGTTGTACTCGTTCCGAAAGATTCTCGCGGACCCCGTTTGATCTCTTGCGAACCCGTTGATAAACAATGGGTTCAGCAAGGATTAGGTCGGGCCATAGTGGACCTTGTGGAGTCGCATCCCCTAACCAGGGATAATGTGCGCTTCACTGATCAGACACCAAATCGGTTCGCTGCCTTATATGGTAGCGAATCGAAGCGGTACGCGACCCTTGACCTTAATGAGGCCAGTGATCGCGTTTCGTCTGTGTTAGTTCGCCTGCTGTTCCCTAGTCACGTATATACGTGCCTCGAGGCATGCAGATCCTCATCGACACTGTTACCTAACGGTCAGGATTTTCCGCTCAGCAAGTTTGCCCCGATGGGTTCAGCTTTATGCTTTCCTATCATGGCACTCGTTGTTTGGGCGATCCTGACCGCGGCTACAGACGACACTGATACTCGTGAGAGTATCTATGTGTATGGTGATGACGTGATCGTCCCCACGGCTTACGCCGCGAACGCGATCGAACGGCTCGAGTCTTATGGACTTCGTGTCAATAAGGACAAGAGCTGCACCGGTGGCTCCTTTAGGGAGTCTTGTGGCATGGACGCCTTCCAAGGCGTCAACGTCACTCCTGTACGTTTACGTACAGTCTGGTCGTACTCACCCCGCCCTGAGTCTTATTCTAGTTGGATAGCTTACGCTAATTCCTTCTATGATAAGAAGTACAACCGTGTTTATGATTTGATTCATTCACGATTGTTTCACCTCTATGGTCCAATCCCGAGCGAAGACATGTTTTTGACGTGTCCTAGCTTACGGTATGTTCCTGAGGATCAGAGACCTAAAACCCGTCGTTTCAATAAGAGCCTTCAAAAGCTCCAATGGAAAGTCTGGGACTTAAAGTCTCCTGCGCACACTGAAGTTGTCGATGGATGGTCAATGTTGCTTCGGTATTTTGCCGAGGCTACTTCTGACATTCCATTCCCAACCGCAGAGCGGCATCAAAAGCAAGAGCATCTTATAAAAGATGCACCTGCCTTCTCAGTCAGTCGGTACACGAGTCGTCGGGCTAGCATGCTAGTCCGCCGATGGCGATGATTGTACTATACGGGTTTGTTACCCATTAGTACGGGCAAGG